CGGCAGGCTCGGACGTCAGTGCACCCGGCGCACCAGGGCCGCGGCTGATCTCACGACGCGGTCAGGGCGTGATCCTCTCATCTCGCCAGCAGAACCGTATTGTTGCCCGTACACAGGTCGTTCGCGAGGGAGGGCAGTAATGCGACGGTACGACCCGGGCGATCCTGTCGCCCTCCGCTATACCGCGGTCGACGACAACGGCGCGCCCGTGGGCGTCACGGGCGCGCTCATCATCACGAAGCCCGACCTCACCACGTACAGCGGCGTCGTACAGTCCGGCGGCACAGGGATCCTTGACGTCATCGTGCCGGCCGCGGAGGCTTCGCAACTTGGCCGCTACGGCTACGCCTGGGCGATCTCCGGTGGCGTCAACGACAGCGAGACGGGCCGTTTCTACGTCGGCGCGATCGACGACGAGATGCCGCCCTTGGCATCGCTCGCGCTGCTCGCCAGGAAGATCGGTTACACCCCCGTCGACAGCGAGCGGGAGCGCGCCGAGCACTTGCTCGACGAAGCAAGCGAGCTGATCCGGGATGTGGCCGGCAAGACATGGCTGGACAGCGTCGGCGCCCTCGACTCCGTCCCGCGTCGCGTCGCGCGGATCTGCGTCGCCGTCGCCTATCGCGCCTTCGGCAATCCCGAGGCGCTCACGCAGCGCTCCATCGGCGACAGCTCCAAGAGCTACGACCGATCAGGGTTGGACGGCGGCGAGGACGTCTACCTGACCCCCGGCGAGGAAGATTCGATCAAGAAGGCGGCTGGCAGCGGATCATTCGTCTCGATGACTCTGGTCAGCCCCTACAGCGCGGATAATCTGGACACCGAGGTTCTCTGGTGATCGGGCGGCACGAGCTCAACCGCCGGTTCGAAGTGTGGCGCAACACCCTGACCGGCGACGACCTCGGAGGAACCACGGTTACCCCCCAGAGCCGCGGCGAGGTCGTCGCCCGAATCTCCCAGCCCGCCCCCGTCGAGCAGATCCAGGCGCAACAGGCCGGCTCATCCTTCTCCGTGACCGCCTACTTCCTCCCCGACGCGGATGTCCGTCGCGGCGACCGCCTTGTCGCGCTGGATGACGGCGACAGCCTGCGCGTGAAATTCACGATCGTGCCGAGTGAGCCGGAGTATCTGCGGGCCGACTGTGAGCAGCTTCAGAGTGAGGGCGATGCACCGTGACGCTGTGGACGATCCTCGTGCCGACAATCCCCCAGCGCGAGCACCTGCTGATGCGTCTGTTCGACGTGCTGATCCCGCAGCTCGACGAGCACCGCGGCGCTGTGCGGGTGCTCGCGTGGCGCAACGCCGGCGTGCCGACCCTCGGCGAGATCCGCGACGGTCTGGTCGCCGCGGCCGGTAGTGAGTACGTGTCGTTCGTCGATGATGACGATCTGATTCCGGACTACTACGTCGCCGAGATCGTGAAGGCGCTGGCCACCCGACCGGATCACGTCGGCTTCCAGCTCGACTACTCGACCAACGGTGTCGGTCACGAGATCGTCGATCACTCGATGCGGCACGGGCGGTGGCAGCGCAACGGCGAGGGTCAGCTTGTGCGGGACCTTACGCACATCGATCCCATCCGGCGCGATCTCGCGATGCGCGGGACATTCGTCACGCATCGTCTCAAGCGGGCGGAAGATCGGCACTGGGTGAAGCAGGTGCGCAATCATCTCGCGACCGAGGTCTACATCGACAAGGTGATGTATTACTACCTCTGGCGTGAGGACACCTCGGCGTGGCAACACCCCGAACTCGTCGCCTCGACTTGCGCGCCGCTGCCGCACGTCGGCTCCCCGTTCTTCAGTTGGCACCCCCGGAGCGACCTCGCATGACCGCTGAACTGATCGTCATCGTGCCCACCCGATCGCGCCCGATGCACGTGCATCGGATTGTGCATGCGTGGCATCAGACGGGCGCGTTCCTCGACGGCGCCGAACTGCACTTCGTGATCGACCGCGATGATCCGGAGTACGACGCTTACGAGGTGGCCTTAGCCGAGGTGGAGAACACCGATCGTCGCGCCGTCTCCTACTCGGTGATCGGCACGTGGGTCCCGATGGTCCCGAAGCTGAATCACGCTGCCACCGACCTCATGGTGTTCGCTCCATACGCCCTCGGCTTCGCCGGCGACGACCACCTCCCCCGCACCGGGGGGTGGGCCGCGAAGTATCTCGCCGCGCTCCGCGACGGGGCCGGCATCGTGTACGGCGACGACGGCTACCAGCACGAGAACCTGCCGACCGAATGGTCCATGCGCGCCGACATCGTGCGAGCCCTGGGCCGGATGGTCCCGGCGCCCGTCCAGCATCTCTACTGCGACAACTCGATCAAGGACCTCGGTGACGCGACCGGCTTGCTGCGCTACCTGCCTGACGTCATGATCGAGCACCTCAACCCCTACGCTGAGGGCAAGGCTCCGATGGACGACCAGTACGCGCGCGTGAACAGCCGTGAGCAGTACCGCAGCGACCGTCCGGCGTATCGTGAATGGAAGCGTTCTGGCCTGCCGGCCGACGCTGCCATTGTCAACGCGCTGCGCAAGGGAGAGACGCACTGATGACCGAGATCCTGGTGGCCACCCGAGACGGCGTGCTTACCGCACCCGGCGGCGAGAAATTCCGCCTTCATCGCGGCCGCACCCTGGCGGACGCCCGGCACCCCGCGGCCGTGGCGTACCCCGACAACTTCATGCCCATGCAGGTGGAGCTGTCCGTGGAGGATGACGCGCCGACTCCGGAGGATCTCGGCACCGAGCTCAGCATGTGTGAGGCGGAGCGGGACGGTTTCCGTAGCCAGCTCGCGGCGATCGCAGACGGAGTCGCGTCGCGTGGCTTGCTGCCCGACGATCTGGACACGTCCGTCGAGGGGTGGCTTGCCACGCTGGTGCTCGGGCTGCTCGACACTGCCGTTGTCGCACTCAGCGCCGACGGGCACACCATGGATCGCGAGATCTCGCCTCCCGCAGGCGCGGTACGCCGCCCCCGGAAGACCGCGGCGCGAGGCGTCGGTGCCGACGACGCCTGAGCGCCCCGACGGCTGGCGCGAGAAGGCGGAGCGGTTGGTGGACGTCGATCCTTCCCGCGCCATCGCCTGCGCCCTCGTGTCCATCGCCAACGACGTTCGCATGATCCGCCACGATCTCACCGACATCCGGCGCCAGAGCGCGCGGAAGGGTTGATCATGGCGCGTGCGAGCAAGAAGAGCGTGACGATCAAGGGCCTCGACGAGCTCACCCGGAAGCTGAAGGCGCTACCTGAGCATGTCGAGGAAGCTTCCCGCAGAGCCGTCAAGGCCGAGACGCACGAAACGGCCGACGACATGCGTGCCGGCGCCCCCTTCGAAACAGGCGAGTTGCGCGAGTCGATTCAGGCCGAGTTCGACCCCAAGACGATCACGGGCCGTGCGGTCGCCACGGCTCGGCACGCCGCGTTCGTCGAGAACGGCACCAGCGATACGCCGGCTCAACCCTTCGCCGAGCCGGCCGCTGCGCGTGCGCGCCAACGCTTCCCGGGTCGCGTCAAACAGGAGATCACCGAGGAACTGAGGAAGGTGACACGGTGACGACCCTTACCCTCCCCGCGAGCGCCCTGCAAAAGGTGATCGTCGCTCGCCTGCGTGGCGACGCCACGTTGATCGGGCTGCTTGCGCCGATCAAAGACCTCACGCCTGCGACCGCGGCGGTTGTCGATCAGCCCGAGGAGGGGCAGCCCTACCCGTACATCCGGGTAGGTGATCATCTGTCCACTCCCGACAACACCCTTACCACCCGGGGCCGGCAGGTCACAGAGACCCTGCATATCTGGACCATGGCCCGGTCGAACAGTCCCGGGCAGACGATCGCCAATCGTGTTGCCGTCCTGCTCGATCACCAGGACGCCGCGATCAGCGCACTCATGGAGCCGCTCGGGCACAAGTGCGTGCGGATCTCGCTCGATTTCGATCAGGCGCTCATGGACCCTGACCCGCAGATCAGGCACCACGTACTACGCTTCAGAGTCGAGACATCTCAACTGTGAGAAGGGCGGGCTAATGGCCGGCAGGGACGGATTCGGAACCGAGTTCCGGCGGGCGACCACGCTTTCGCCCGGAACCACCTACGAGACGATCGCCAACGTCACCTCGATCAGCGGCCCGGACCGCAAGCGCGAGACGATCGACGTCACGGCGCACGACTCGCCGGATCAGTACATGGAGTTCATCGGCGGCCTCAAGGACGGCGGGGAGGTCTCCCTGGACATCAACTACGACCCGGGCGAGACGACTCACGATCTGGACGACGACTTCGACGACGACGTGCCGCGGAACTACCGCGTCGTGATCCTGCCGAACACCGAGGACGAGCACACGTGGCAGCTCAAGGGCATCATGACGGAACTGTCCGACGAGTTCCCCTATGACGACAAGATGGCTCGTACGCTGACGATCAAGGTCACGGGGAAGCCGCAGCTCTTCCAGACCGTCGGCAGCTAAGCACCAACTCCAGGGAGAGACGACATGGCATTTTTGGGACGCGACGCGATCCTCTCGGCCGACGATACGAAGTACGACACGGTCCCCTGCCCCGAGTGGGGCGGCGACGTACGGGTGCGCTCGCTCACCGGCACGCAGCGGGACGCGTACGAAGCTTCGATCATGCAGACCAACGGCACCGACCGGAAGCTCAACCTCCGCAACGCGCGAGCCAAGATGGTCGTTCTCGCGGTCGTCGATGACGACGGCCGGCCTGTCTTCACGACCGACGACGTCTCGGCGCTCGGGCGGAAGAACGCGGCGCCGATCGAACGAATCTTCGACGCCGCTCGCAAGATGTCCGGCATGAGCGAAGAGGATGTCGAGAAGCTGACCGAAAATTTCGGCGCAGACCCGAGCGACGGAGATACTTCCGACTAGCGCTCGCGCTCGGGTGCACGGTGGAGGAGCTGCTGGCACGCATCAGTGCGCACGAGCTCACGGAGTGGCAGGCGTACGAGGAGATCAGCGGGCCGATCGGTGACGAGCGCCTCGACAAGCTGTTCGCGATGCTCGCCTCGATCATCGCGAACAGCAACAGGGCGAAGCGGGCAAAGCCCTACACGGCCGAACAATTTATACCGAAGTGGGATGCCGGGGCTCGGCCGGAGCGCAAGCCCGAGATGAACGGCGAGGAGATGTTGCGAGCCGTGAAGCGCTACAACCGCACGATGGGAGGATGACCCGAGTGTCAACGCTGGCGGACCTTCTGATCGAGATCGGCGTTGACGCTCGCGAGGTCGTCAAAGGCGCGGGCGAGGTAGAAGGCAAACTCAAGAAGACGTGGGCCGGCGTGGGCAAGGCGGCGGCCATCGGCGGCGCGGCCATCGGCGCCGCCCTGCTGGGCGGCATCGACTCGATCATCGAGAGTTCCAAGCCGCTCGCTCTGCTGCAGGCTCAATTGGGCGGGAGCGACGAGTTCGCGTCCGAGATGGGCAGGAACGCCGGCGCGGTCTACGCCAAGGGCGTGACGGACTCCATGGAGGAAGCCGCGGGGGCGGTCCGGGACGTCTGGCAGAACAAGCTCGTACCCGAGGACGCTCCGGACGCTGCCATTCAGTCGGTCAGCAACAAGCTGGTGGCACTCTCCAAGACGACCGAGAGCAGTACCAAAGAGGTCGCAACCGCCGTCTCGACCATGCTCAAGACCGGCCTCGCGAAGAGCGCCGAAGAGGCTTTCGACGTGATTCAGAAGGGCGTCGAGAAGGGCGTAAACAAGGCTGACGACCTGCTCGACACGTTCACCGAGTACAGCACTCAGTTTCGGAAGCTGGGCATCGATGGGAAGGTCTCGCTCGGGCTGCTCTCGCAGGGTCTCAAGGGCGGCGCCCGGGATGCCGACACCGTCGCGGACGCGCTCAAGGAACTCTCGATCCGGGCAATTGACGGCAGCGCGACCACGACGGCCGGATACAAACTCCTCGGGCTGAGCGCGAAGGAAACGGCCGCGGACTTCGCCGCGGGCGGCGATCGTGCCAGCGGCGCTCTCGCGCTGGTTCTCGACAAGCTCAGGGCTATCAAGGATCCCGTCAAGCAACAGGCGGCAGCGGTCGATTTGTTCGGTACCAAGGCCGAGGATCTCGGTCAGGCACTGTTCAAGCTCGATCCCAAAACGGCGGTCGCCGGGCTCGGCAAGCTGGCGGGCGCGGCAACGAAGGCCGGCGACAGCCTTGAGCAGTCAGCCGGCGCAAAACTCGAGTCGTTCAAGCGGCAGGTGCAGTCCGCCCTGACCGATCAGCTCGCCAAAGCCATACCCGCGATCCAGGCGACCTTCGGGTGGCTGCAGAGAAACAGCTCTTGGGTCACGCCCCTGGCGATCGCGCTCGGAGTACTCGCCGCGGCCATCGGCATCGCGACCGCGGTGCAATGGGCGTGGAACATCGCGATGGCCGCCAACCCCATCGGGCTGATCATCGCCGCGATCATCGCCGTCATCGCCGTGATCGTCTACCTCGCGACCAAGACCAAGTTCTTCCAGACCGTATGGGGATATGTCTGGAATTTCATGAAGGCTGTAGGCGCCTGGTTCGCCGGTCCGTTCGCCGGGTTCTTCGTGTCCCTCTGGAACAAGATCAAGGCGTTTGCCATCGGGGTATGGAACGTGGTCAAGCTCTATTTCGGCTTCTGGTACGGGCTGTTCAACAAGATCAGATCGTGGGCCGGCGCCGCCGTGGATTGGGTGAAGAACAAGTTCTTCGCGCTGGTCGCGGCCATCCGGACCGTGAACTCCCGCATCCGGGGCATCCTGTCGGGTTTCTGGGATGGCCTCAAGGCGGGCTTCCGCGTGGCGATCAACTACGTCATCGGAAAGTGGAACAGCCTGCACTTCACCATCCCGAGCTTTTCCGTGCTCGGGCACTCGTTCGGCGGCGGGACCATCGGCGTGCCGCGGATCCCGCAGCTCGCCAAGGGCGCTTTCGTCAAGGCGCGCGCCGGGGGGACGCTCGTGAACGTCGGGGAGGGCGGCAAGGATGAGGCGGTCATGCCGCTCGACCGTCTCCCCGATGTCGCGCAGAGCCGCGCGGAGCGGCCCATCGTCGTGCAGGTGGTCCCCGGCGGCGAGTCGGACTTCCGGCGCTGGGTCAACCGTACGATTCGCGTGAAGGGGGAGCTCGCGAGTGGCAACTGACGCTCCGCCGTTCGACAACATCGTGCTGGACATCGCGCCCGGCGCGAACCCTGCGGCGGATCCCTCGACGTTCGATTGGCAGTACGCCGGAAAGCGGCGCGCCAGAGTTCCTCTCGTCATGAACGCTGGGCGTGACGATGAGGCGACCGTCGTCGAGGCCGGCTCGATCTCCGCGACGTTCGACGATCGCGACGGCAACCTCTCGCCACGTAACATCCTTGGCAACTGGTACGGCCAGCTTCGCCGGGGTACGCCGATCGCGGTCCGCTGGGATCGCACGAGCGATGCCTTCACGCGTACGACCGTGGGCAGTTGGGGAACGAACGACGACGGCTTCGTGTGGTCGAACTCGAACACGAACGGCACCTACGCCGCCAACGGCACGCAGGCGACGGCCGCACTCCCCACGAACAACGCCACCCGTAGCGTGTTACTCCTCGCCGGCTCGCCGGACGTCGAGATCGAGTGGTCGACCATCCTCGACGTGATGCCGACGGGCGCCTCTTTCGTCTCGGCAGGGCTTCTGCGGCATACCGATGGAAACAGCCTCATACGCGCACATGTCGAACTGCAGGCGGCCGGCACTCTCGCCGTCAAGATTCAGCGGGTCGCCGACGGAGTCCAGTCCGATCTGCTCGCGCTCACGGCCACCGGGCTGACCTACTCGGCCGGTGACGTCGTTTGGGGCAAAGCCCGAGCGGATGGTCCGTACATCATGATCAAGACCTGGAAGGGCCTGATCACGGACGAGCCGGACGGCTGGCAGGGTGCCGCCACCGACAACGCCGTGGAGGGCGTTGAGACGGGCCTGTACCTCTGGCGAATCAATACCAACGCCGGCACCTACACAGCCAAGGTTGACAACTTCTCGCTGACGAACATCCTGTGGTCCGGGAACGTACCTGAATGGCCTCCTCGCTGGCCGGACAAGAGCGGTAAGGACTCGACCGTGCCCATCGTGGGCGCGGGCGTCCTGAGGCGGCTGCAGCAGGGCAGCAGTGCTCTCCAGTCGCCGCTCCGCCATCAACTCGGGGCTCGCACCGACGGATTCCTGTATCTCCCCTGCGAGGACGGCTCGACGAGCACCTTTGCAGCGTCGGGCCTGAGTCGCGGTGCCATCGGGACCGTCGTCGATGTCACCTTCGCCGGGGACGACACCTTGCCCGGCGCGAGCACCTCCGTTGTGCTCAACACGGCCGGACACTCCGAGATCTTCTCGAACTCGATCCCGAGCACGAACACGCCCGACGGGTACGCCATGCTTGTGCTGTTCAAGCTGAGCACCCTGCCTGCGGGCGACTCGACGATATTCGACCTGTATGCCACGGGCACCGTGACCCGGTGGAATGTCTACCTGAACGCAACGGCCATGGGCTTCGTGGGGTACGACAAGGATGGCGCGACGGTCGCCGACGCCGTGGGGCTCTACGCGTTCAATCCCCTGGAGTGGACGGCAATCCAGATCGAGACCAACGTCTCGGGCGGCACCGTGTCGGTGTCGCTATTGTCGCACCAAGTGGGCGAGACGGACTACTTCGCCTCCACCGACAGCTACTCCGGAACCGCGCTGCGACCCACCAAATTCGCCGTGCGCTGCCCGACGGACAGCACCTCGGTTGGTCACATCTGGATCGGTGACAACGACCTCCCGTTCGTCGATGACACCTTCTCTCTGGTCAGCTCCGGCTACACCGGCGAGGCCGCGGGGGACCGGATCGCGAGACTCTGCGCGGAGAACAGCGTGCCGGCCGTCGTCATGGTGGGTGCCACCGAGCCGATGGGCCGGCAGAGGACCGCGAAGCTGGTCGAACTCCTGCGGGAGTGCGAGGCGGCAGATCAGGGTGTGCTCTATGAGCGCGGGCTGGCGCTGGCATACATCCCCAGGGTGCGGCGCTACAACCTCGCGGTGGCGTTTACGGTCCCGTGGGCCGGCCTGTTCGACGAGCCGCCCGAGCCGACCGACGACGATCAGCGGCTACGCAATCAATGGACCGTGACGCGCCCGCAGGGCAGCTCCTCCACCGTGACCGATGACGAGAACATTGCTGCGCACGGTCTGTACGACGATTCGGTAGAACTGAACGTTGAGAGTGATGATCGTCTGCTCGATTTCGCGGCGTGGCTTGTCAACCTCGGCACCAACGACGAGCTCCGCTGGCCGAGAGTGAAGATCAATCTTGTCAAGCATCCTGAGCTGATTCCGGCATGGCTCGGGTGTCGTGTCGGCTCGCGCTTCGTCGTGACCGACCCGCCGTCGCAGATCGCGGGCGAGACGATAGATCTGATCATCGAGGGCTACACGCAGGAAATCGGCATGCATGAGTGGACCATCGAGCTGTCGTGCTCGCCGGCGCGCCCATGGGAGATCGGGGTGTATGACGACACCACGAAGCGGATGGATGCCGACACCTCGACCGAGATAGAGCTCGGGTACACGGACACGTGGTGCTCGATCATCGCGGCTGACCGCGGCGGATTCTGGTCCTCGACGAGCTGCCCCTACGACGTCATGATCTCGGGCCAGCGCAACACGGTGCTCGGGATGTCGGCGCCGGACAGTCTGGCGATCGCCGACGGCACGTTCGAGCTCGGTGTCGGCTACGGCTACAACCCCAGCGGTTGCACCGTGGCGGACTCGACGGCACAGGCGCACCGCGGCACGCACTCGGCGCTGCTCACCGTCACGGGCTCGCCGAGCGAGATGACGTTCCGGGCCAACCTCACGCACACGGCCGCGCCGGGCGACGTCGTCACCAGCTCGTCATGGGTGTTCGTCACGACCGGGCGGAACGTCTCGCACCATATCGACTGGTACAACGGTGCGAGCTTCATCAGCCGCAACGGGACCACCGTCGCCGTTCTGGCAAACACCTGGACGCAGATCTCCGTCACGGCTACCGCGCCTGCCAGCACGACGCGCCTGGAGTACGGCCCGAGCGCGGGCGGCAGCCCGACGAACGGCACGCAGATCTGGGTAGATGATTTTGAGTGCACCCGCAGCAACAATCCGAACAGCCGGCAGCTCGCTCTCCTGGAGCGCGGCGTTGACGGTTTCGCCAAGATCCTGCCGGCCGATTCATCGTTCCGGATCGCTAACCCCTACCGTTACGGACTCTGATCATGACCGTATTCGCCGGCGATCCCGTTCTCGCAGCCGACATCAATGAGGCGCTCAACAGGCGCATGGGGACGTTCGAGGGCACCTCGGACCTGACGGCCACCAGCGGCACCACCGAGAAGCTCTGCGACGTCGTGACGGCCACGCTCAAGGCCGGCAGGCGGTACGTGGTCAGCGTGTTCTTCCCCGGTAACGGCACGGTGGCGGCTGACAAGTTCTTGATCCGCCTCCGTCAGGGTTCGACTACGGCCGGCACACAGGTGTCGTACGCTCGCTACACGGTCGCGGCGACAGGCAACAACGACCAAGTCAGCTTGAGTTACGACTACGTGCCCGGAGCGGATGGTTCGGTGAGTTTCTGCACTACCGCGCAGCGCGACAGCGGGACCGGAACGCTCACGCCCAAGGGCGCCGCTTCCCAGCCCCGCTACATCCGCATCGACATGGCTACGACTGCGTAATCAGCAGCCACGCGGCGGCACATGCCAGCGGCACCACGCCGTTGCCCGCGCCCTTCAGTGCCTCCGGCCTGGACAGCTCGTCGGTCAGCAGACCAGGACGTAGGCCCATCATCCACTCGGGCAGCTTCGGCGACAGGCGAGGCGCGCCCTTCGCTCCCGGTTCGGTCGGGGCCGGCGCCGATGCACTCGTGATCGCCTCCCACAGCGCGACCGCCTCGGCGTACTTCCCCCACACCTCGGGCCGGACGACGATCCCGGGCAGCAGCAGCTCGCCTCGGTTGTTCTCGGCATTGCCGTGCGCATTGCTCGCTGTGGGCGTCGGCAGCAGCTCGTGCACGGCCTGCCCAAGCTGCGGTCGCCAGCCTTCCGACGAGCGACGCCCCTCGGTGCCGATGTCGGTAGCCCGGGGCGTGGGTAGCAGGTTGGCTACAGCCGGAAGGTAGTAGTTACCCGCGCCGTCGCGCTGGTTCGGCTCACCGTTGCTGCCGTCGCTGGCCTTCGGCGTTGGCAGCAGGGAAATCGCTGTGCGGAGGTTATTGCCACCCTGAACACCCGCCGCCCTGCCCGCGCCGAACACGTCAGAAGCGGTCGGCGACGGCAGCAGTGAGGCGACCACATCATCGAGGTTGCTCGACCGCCGGTTGTCCGCGACCCGCAGGAGGGCCGCGCCAGGCGAGAGCATTCCGCCCCGGGTCGACATCGACGCGTCGGGCGTCGGCAGCAGGTTGACGGCGGCGCCGAGCGGCATGCCGTTCGTGCGGCCCCGCGCAGCGAGGCGGCGCTCCCAGTATTCGACGTCACCCTCGCCGCGGCCGTCGCCGTCGCGCGCCATCGGCGACGGCAGCAGAAAGCGGCCGCCCGAGCGCGGCGCTCCGCAGATCGCCTTGCCTCCGCCGACCCGCTGCGCGACGGGGGGTTCGCCATCACCGAGCCAGCGCACGGCGACCGCGTAGTAACGGTGCCGATGATGCGGCGCGCCCACGGCGCACGCGCCCAGTACCGTCCAGCGCACCTCGTAACCGTCGCGTCGCAAGTTGCTGTGCCGCTCAGCGAGCGTGCCCCCCCCCGTCGTGGCTGACGATGTTCGCGACGTTTTCGAAGAACAGGACGTCGGGCATCACGGCTCGATACGCCTTCCGCACCCACGGCCAGAGGAAGCGGGGGTCGTCGCGACCCGCCTGTCTGCCTGCGATGCTGATGCTCTGGCACGGATCGCCGCTGCTCATCAGCCCGACGTGCGGCGCCAGATTCCACGGCGCCACTTTGATGTCGCCGACGTTCGGCACGCTGTCGTGTTCGCGCTTCAGCACGCGGCTCATGGCGGGCTCCACCTCGGCGAGCCACAGCGGAACGATCGGTATTCCGGCGATCTCGAGTCCGAGCCCGATGCCGTCGTAGCCGGTGCACAGGGACCCGTAGGTGATGGCCTTCATGCTGCCGTCAGGTCCCCGGTGCGCTCATCACGATAGATCTTGCCCTCTGCCCGGAGAGCATCCTCGGCCTCCCACGCCTGCGAATCGGTCATGTCGTCCGGGTAGCCCACGCCATCCCGGATGGCCTGAAGCACCTGACCCATCCTGATGCACTTGGGGTCCACGCTCGACGCGATCAACTTCGCGTTCAGCTCTTCGCGGGAGGTCTTGTTCGTCATGCCTAAAACCTAGCAGGTTCCTAGCAGGATCGCAACTCCCCTGCGAGTAGCTACGCTGGTCAGATGGCCACGGAGATTTTCAGCTTGCCGGCGAGCACCTCGCTGGTGGACGAGTTCAACGCACTGGCGCCGGGGCGGCGCAAGACGCAGGACGGCACGGTCGGCGATCGTGCTCACATGGAGCGCAACTCGGATCACAACCTCGACGAGATCGGCAATACAGGCACGCATCACGACACCGACACCATCCCTGAGGTGCATGCCCGCGACGTCGACTCGCGCGGGCCGTGGCCGGCCGGCTGGTCCATGGAACGCGTCGTGCAGATCATCCTGGCACGCTGCCGCTCAGGCGTCGAAAAGCGCCTGCTCTACATCATCTACAACGGTCGCATCTGGGAAGCGTCGAACGACTGGCGCCAGCGCACTTACACCGGCGTTGATCAGCACATCCTGCACGCGCACTTCAGCTTCCGTTACGGTAGCGGTAGCACGACGGCAAACCCCGAGAACATCACCACGCCGTGGGGTTTCCTCGCGGTCTACGAGGAGGAGAACGACATGGACGCCGCAGACGCAAAGGTTCTGCTGACCACCGACGGCATCATCAACACGCCGTCGAACGCCAGCGACTTCAAGACCAACCCCAAGCGGACGCTCGCCGAGTCGCAGACCAACATCGAGTACCACGTGCGCGCCCTGGAGGCGGCCGTGGCGGCGCAAGGCAAGGTGCTCGTGGACCTGGCGACCAAGGATGTGGTGGACGAATCGGCCCTCGCGCAGGCACTCGCGCCGCTGATCGCCGCGCTACTGCCTGCTGGTGTCGAGATCACGCCGGCGGTCATCGTCGCTGCGCTGCGCGAACTTGCCGCTTCCGCGTAAACATGGCATCCGGGCTCCCGGTGCTGGGACGAAGCTCCCCTAAGGCGGATCATGAGTGAGCACACGAGAACGACGCGGTTTGAGCCGGCTGGCAATCCCCCGGGACACCATCTCGTTCGCGGGCGGTTGGTATTTGATCATCTATCAGGCCCAATTTGCGCAGACGTTCAATCTGACGGTCTTCGTGGGCGGGATCGTGATCGCCTGCGTGCCGGGCGGTCTGGCGGCCTGGGCGACGCGGACGGTTGGAGCGACGCCTACCGATCCGCCGTCATCAAACTCTCAGCCGCAAGCGTCGCAGGAGCCCTCATCCTCGTGATCGCGGCGCGGGGTGGCGCACTGTGACAGAGGGACCGCAAGAGGAGGAGGAGCAGCGCCACCGCGCTGAGGTGGCCGAGGCGCGCCCGGGGTGGCGCTGGTGGGCCGCCATGGTACTGACGAGCGTGCTCGGGCCAGCCGTGGCCATCGGCGTGTCATCGGCCAGCAGGCGCCACTCTGAGCAGGCGCTATGCGAAGTGATCGTGCTGTCGGACGACGCCTATCAGAAAAATCCAAAACCGAGTGCCACAGTGCAGGAGCTGGCCGCGGCGATGGCGAGACTTCGTCACAAGTATCGATGCTAAGCGGGTTACGCTGTGGGTATGTCTGTTACGGCGAAGATCATCTGCAATGGTAAGACCGAGTCCGGCGAGGGGGACAACCGTCAGGTCAACGTGAGTTTTCACGCGGATTACGCGGACGGTCGCAACAAGGATTGGGCTCGCTTCACGCCCGGACTGTCGCTCACCATCGGACTTCGGGGATCCGTAGCCGACAAGTTCGAGGCCGGCAAGTCCTACATCCTGACCTTTACCCCGGAGGACTGACCATGTGGACCGTGAAGTTCTGGAAGCAAACCGCCGAGCGTGCGATCAAGAGCGCCGCTCAGTCCCTCGTAGGTCTGTGGACCCTGGACCAGTTCAACGTGCTGCACGCTGACTTCGCGATGGCGTTCGGCGTAGCCGGCGGCGCCGCGCTGCTGTCCGTGCTGACGTCGCTCGTGACCGTCGGCGTCGGCGAGAAGGACTCGCCGAGCGCCGTCAGCCAGTAAATCCGTCAGCTCACCTGAGCGAAGGGGTTCCAGGCCGGCGCGGGCGGCGCCGGGGGCTCACTCGGGGGCGGCGCGAGCTGCGCCGCGCCAGCAAACGTGGTCGTCATGGTGACACCCGGGATCGTCTGCGTCGCAGCTTCGGCGATCGCCGCTTCGTTCTCGGGGCTCGGCTCGGCAGCAGCCGCCTCGCGCGCCTTGTCGGCCTCGATCTCTGCTTTCGTGCGCCGCTTGCGGGGCTTCGGTGCAGGCTCGGTGTCGGGGCGCGTGATCTCCATTGCCGTGCTTCCGTCGGCTTCGTTCGTGGTCGCGATGACGAGCGCCTCGCCCGCCACGTCAACGGCGGCCTGCACGACTCGCTGCGGGTCGGCGGCGACTGCACGTAGGGCCGCGTACACCTCGTCGGACGCGTAGCCGATCAGCCGCTCGGCGAGGCCGGCAGCCTCGAAAAGCGTGCGTTGATGTGGCATGGCGGTGCCCCACTCGGGCCGCGAGTTGTTGTCGTCGTCCTGCTCGATCACGAGCACGCGATAGATCTTGCCCATTGGTCAGTCTCTCCCATCGGAAACGATGATGTGTGCGCCTGCAGATCTGAATCCGTGTGTGCGCACCTTGGTCAGGTTGTCGATCCGGACGACCTGGGAGTCGTCCGCGAAGAGTTTCCCCGTGCCGGCCCTGGCGCCGCCGAGCGCGTCAAGGGTGGCACGGAGCAGTTTGTCGATGTCCGGCTTACCGATCGGCTCATCCGTGCCCTCAGCGCGGCACTGATCCTCACCCACGAAGAACGTGAGGGACTCGATGGTTACCGGCACGCCGGTGCCGAAGAGCGGCAGGGCTGTGGGTGACACGCCAGTGAGCTGGTATGCACGAAAACACGCGATCTTGACCGCGGCGCGCCACGAGCGCAGATACGGCGAGGAATCCAGGAGCCGTCCCGCGCCGCCGAGCTCGTGAGAGCCCTGCGGCGCGGGACGGCCTGTTACGTCGATGACGATGAGCATCAGGCCAGCGGGCTCGGGAACGTCCCGCCCTGCACGAGACCCAGATAGCTCTGCGCCAGTTGCATCTCCTCGGGGCTGGCGCCGATGAGGTACCACGGGTCGTTGTTCGCCGGGCCAGCCTTGGCGAGCCTGCCGACGACGATGCCGGGTGCCTGCCCCGGCCCCGCGGGCAGCGACTCCTGGAGCTGCGAGATCAGCCGGGACTGCGTGATCCACATCGCCTTGCGCACGTACGGCAGCGCCTCGCGCTTGTCGTGCGCCTTGCCGCCGAGCTCGTGCGGATTGCCGCCGAAATCGATGTGGCCACCCGGTGGTGTGCCCGGACCGCTGTCGAGAACGACCACGGTCGCCACGAGACGATCCTGTTCCAGATCGCCGTTGCGGCGCTGCTCGTCCGAGATGAACCGTGCGGATCGCGGCTGCTTACCGATCGACAGCGGGAAGAGCATCACGAGCCGCGAGTACATGTCCGCCAGCTTCGCTCCGGTGCCCCCGACGACGGGCACGCCGGCTGCCTGCAGCCGATTGGGATCGAGCACCGCGACGGGGGAGGGGGCCGGGGCGGCGGGCTGCTGCGCGGGCCATTGTGGCGCGGCCGGAGCGGCGGCGGCCGCGGACTGCGGCGCCGGAGCGGCGAAGGGATTCATCGGGGCCGCTGGTTGTACCGGCGTGGCCGGCACGTGAGCCGCGAACGGGTTGGGCTGAGTCATGCGTTTCCTCGATTCAGTGTCGTGCGCCTGGTGCGCTGGACGTAGGTGAGCAGGATTCGCGCCTGCGTCTGGTACTACCGGTCCCGACAAATGACGGTTAGGGATTCCCTGTTCTGGGCTGCTGAACTATCACCTCGCTCGGCTGACGGACCGAGCCCGGCGGCGCTGGTCGCGAGTCGGATTACGTCCGTCAGAACGCGTTCCGTCCATCGCTTCTTTTGCCACCAACCGAGGGGCGGGCAGGATTCGAACCTACGACCAACTGCAAGTGAGCCCGCTCTACCGCTGAGCTACCGCCCCATTGACGCCCCGAGCCCTTGTGGGCTGGTTACCACATGACCTCGGGGGCGTCCTTATAACCTAGCAGGTTCCTAGCATGAATGCTAGCCCGGCAACCCCGCAACCCACCCGCAAGCGCACTTCCCGTTACCGATGTGCAACGGCCGTTGCGGGCACTCGATCTGTCGCCGGCGTGCCTCAGCCGCCTCGGCCACGCGACCGCCCCATTGCCGGTCGCACACCTCCGTGTAGATCCGCCACACCGCACTCAGTGCAGCGAGATCCGTAGCCGCCCACACGACGTCGATGGCGCTCTTGTCGACCTCGTCGAGCATGCTGCCGGCGACGGGCCGCCACTCGGTCATGCCGTCCGCCCGCGCGGTCGCGACCTGCTCCGCGGTCGGCCGCGAGGGGTTGGCATACTGCGCCGCGACCGCCTGTTCCGTGATCATCTGCGCGACGGCGGGGCGTTTCACGCCGGGCACCTGCACGAACCACGCTCCCGGCTCGCCGAGCTTGCGCTTCGATCGGGACTCGCGCTTCGCCTGCGCATATGCCGCCTGCGCCCCATCCCAGCCTTCGATCAGATTGATGAAGTACGGCACGGCCTCGCCGCCACCGAGGTGCACCACGACACCCACGTCCTGCCGGACGCACGGCGTCTGTACGTACTCACCGTTGGGCACCTCGATCTCGTCGCCCGAGGCGGAGTACTTCACCTTGACGGTGCCGCCGACAGCTCGCCACATCCGCGGCGCTCGCGAGTAGATCGCGAGCTGCGGCCCGATGTGCAGACCGTTCAGCCACGGTGCCGTTTCGGTCTTCACGTCAGCGATGACCGGCAACTCGCCGTCGTGCCCATCGTGCAGATGCTGGCAGTAACCAGGGCCGAGGAGCGCGGCCAGCCCTGGGATGAGGTCGATCCGGTCGAACGTGCCGGCCACCTCAAGCTCATCCGAGACAACGGTCCGCTCGATCTCCACGTTCTGCCAGCCGTTCTCGCGCCGCAGGAAGTTGTACGCGCGCAGTGTGGATGCCGCCCCGGCGGGCAGCCCGGCAACAAGCCGTTCGATATCCTCGCCGCGGTCGAGACGCTCGGTGAGATCGTGAATGGCGGTCCCCTTGCGAGCGCCGTCAGTTTGCTTGGCGGCCGTCATCGCATCCTTGACGATTCCGCCGAGCTTGCCCTTGGCCTCCTTAGACCAGCCCTCGACCGGGTCCGGCCGGCCCATCGCCTTCACGGCGAGCACCAGGTCATCTCGGATCGCGAGCCCCTCGGCGACCTGCCGCAGCTTCCATTGGTCCAGGTTGTAAGTGTCCGTCTCGACCATCTTGATCATCTTGGACACGCGGCGGAACTCGTTGCCCTCGTGGTCGCGATACCAGCCCCATCGACCGCCGGTAGGCATCGGTCCGGCCAGCGACACCGTTTGAATCGTCATTCCACTACCTCGAATCCTGCAGCGCGGAACGCCGCCGTGATGATCGCTCGGTACGTGTCGCGGGCGATGTCCCCGCCGTAGCCCGACGCGAGCTGGCCCGCGTTGACTATCTCTTTAGTCACCTGCACGCGGGTGGCTACTTCGATGGCGTTCTCGATGCCGCTCGTGCGCATCGAGAGACCGCGCATGTCATCCCAGTACGCCTCGCGGGCGCGCTGCCGCCGGTCGTCGAGCTCAAGACCATCGTTCACCACAACACCGGCGCCATCGAGAACGTGATGCCGGTGCCCGCGATCAAAAGCGAACCGATCATCAGCCACGCGTCTGCCAACCTTTCCCTCATGGTGGATCTCCCTTGCCATCGCTGCGCGCTTGGGGCATCCAAGCAGGGCAATCATGCTTTCCAGAACTCCGAAACTACTTCGATGTTGAAGTCACCGCCGATCAGCGCTTGCGCCGCGCTGAGCTCCGCCGTGACATCGGCCGACTGCACGATAGTGACCTCCGTGCCGCCCGGCGGGTACCCGGTCACCCGCGTGCCATAACGCGTCAGCGTGACCGCGAGAGCCGGCGCGTGAGTGATCGCCTCGACGCCCCAGATCTCGCGGTCATGACCTAGCACGAGGTCACCGGCGTGCACCTGTTCGTAGGTGGCCACCTACGGCAGCGCGAGGTAGTCCGTGGCAGCCTCCCGTGCCGCCGTGTACGTCTGCTGCGCAGCGTCGAGACGGCCTCGCAGCAGCGCCAGCACGGGCAGCAGGCCGTCATCGGCGCTGGCCACCCTGACGCGCACGAGGTTCAAGTTCGCCAGCATCCGCTCCGCGGACTCGGGCAGCGCGCCACCCCCGCCGACGGCGGCGCGAGCGAGCGCCATCGTGGCGTCGGACTGCGTCTCGGCCGTGACCGCGAGCCCCTCGATGACTTCCACTGCGGCGATCATCCGCGCGAGGTGCCCCTGTGAGCGGTCGATGCTGCTGATCGTCATGCTGACCATGCCCTTGAGCTGGTCGCGAGAATTGTCCACTTCTGCTCTCCCTAGGAATCCCCCGCCGACATCCATCGGCGCGGGCGGAACACTCTCCCCCGGTCCCGGTTCCGGCGCGTCAGCCGGCCGTCCGGGGAAGTAGTCGGATGTCTCGGGCGGCGCCGTCTGGCTTCCAGGCACCTGGAACTCTCCCGGGCCGAAGCCGAGCGTCAGCCCGAGTTCCTCCCATGTGAGCGGTGTCCCCCCCGGAGCTTCCGGCGACCACCTTCCGCGCTCGGCAAGCATGCTCAGGTAACGCTTGCTGCTCTCGACGATGACCCGCCCCGCCGCTGCGGTCGTCCGCCAGCGCGGCGACGGCCACCCGATGATGAGGAATGACGTCGCGGGGCACGTCCCGTACCACGAGCCCTCCCCGACGACCTCGTGTCGCGGGTAGACGTACTCCAGCTCCAGCGTGTCGGGCGCCTTGCGCTGTGCGATCGGCGTGAGGTCTGCGTCGCACAGCGGCCAGAACGGGCAGCGCATCAGGCGACCGCCCAATGCTGTCCGGCGTATGCGGAGTACCGGCGGCGCTCGGCGAGCTGCAGGCGCAGCGCCAGCAGTCCGACGGCGATGTAGATCCTGATCATTCAGTCCACCTCCTCGACGGTCACTTTGAACGTCTGGCCGTTCGGCGCGGTCAGGTACAGGAACGAGAACCGCCCCGGGTGCAGCTCTCCGTGCCAGCCTTCGGCCTGCCACTCGGTCTCGCCCTCGGGGCTGTCGACGTAGCGCGTCGCGATGTCGGTGGCGATGGCCTGCGCCGTAACGTCCATGTCCTCACTCATGCCAGGAACCCTAGCAGGAACCTATTAGGTTCACAACCTCGTGCACCGGTTAGGTTTCTGCTAGCTTTAGGTTCATGACCAGCAACGCGACCGTTGCGCCGCCCACTTCGGCCGCGCGGCGATATTCCGAATCACTGTCCCTGCTCGTGGACAGACAGACCCGTGAGCTCCTGCTGGGACTCGCGGTGCTCGCCGCGCGGCAGGGTGGCTACGCCCGCCCGAAGGAAGGTGAGGCGATCCGCGAGCTGCTCGACGAGAGCATTGCGCGGCTCTACGAGCGCGACAGCAAGCTCTACGAAGCCGCGGTGCGCGCGGGGCGCCAGGAGCTGGCGGAGCGCTACGCGGACACTGAGCGGCGCAGGACCGAGACCACCGAGATGATCAACGCTGTCGCACCTCAGCACGAGTAGGGTCGTAAGCCCCGGACAGACAAACGGCGCGGGTCCCTATGGGATCGCCGCGCCGTTTCCGTCTCCGCGAAGAGACTTGGTTCATCACCATGGGAGAGACGAACTTATGACGGATGGTACAGAGTCGGGGCCGTTCGGGCGAGCTGCGCAGATCTATCGCGCAGCAGGCTGGCACGGAGCGCTCCCGATCGGGCGGACGCCCGGGCAGAAGTCCCCACCTCCCGCGGCTTTCACCGGCCACGGCAAGCCCTACCCCTCTGGCGCCGATATCCAGACCTGGGCAGACGGCCCTGAGGCGGCGCTGAACATCGGCATCCGCGCCGAGCCGGGCACGATCGGGCTCGACATCGACGCCGGGTACAGCAAGGTCGAGCACGGCAAGACGGTGGTCAAGCGCGGCGAGGACACGCTTGCGGAGCTTGAGGCGCGCTTCGGTCCGCTGCCCCCGACGTGGGTGAGCAGCGCTCGGCCGGCACCGTCCGGGATCCGGTGGTTCCGCGTCCCCCTGCAGCTCGACGGTCGCGAGATCAACTGGCCCGGCGAGGCGGGCAAGTTCATCGAGATCATCCAACCCGGCCACCGGTACGGCGTCGTCTGGCCGTCCACCAACCCGGACGCGGGCGGCGCGATGTACGGGTGGCGGCACGAAGCGCACTTCCGGGAGTACCTCGTCGAGCACGACGGCCCGCCGACGCTTGCCCATCTCGCCGAGCTTCCCGAGCCGTGGATCCGGGGGCTCATGCTCTCGTACGACCGGACCGAAAAGAGCGACCTCGCCGGGAGCGACCTAGCAGGTTGGTATCACGCACTCCGTGCTGGCGACCCGTGCCCGGTTGTCCACACCGTGTGGACAAGGGCTGTGCACGGCCTCAAGGCCGACGAGGGCGCGCGGCACGAGACGGCGCGGGACGCCCTGGCGGCGATCGTGAGGTTCGGTGGAGATGGCCACCGGGGCGTGCCGGCCGCAGTCGCAGCGCTCGCGCAGGCGTTCTCCGCCGCGGTCGGCGCCGAGCGCGCGAACGGCGGGGAGTGGCAGCGGCTGCTCGTCGGCGCGGTGCGCCTTGCGGCCACCGACAACCCGGTACCACAGCAGCACTGCGAGCACGACGCAGCCACGGTCCTGCCGGCCGACAAGGTGCCCGAGGGTTTTGGCCTGCCCGTCGCGACCAGTGACATCCCGGGGTCTGCAGCCGTACCGGGTGCCGCGACGGGCATCGGTCTCACGCTACCTGACGAGTTCTGGAACGCGCGCGAGTCGCTGTCGCGCATCCGTCAAGCGGCGCACTCCCGCGTGCGTTCCGCCGACGTGGTGCTCGCCGGCGTGCTCACGCGCCTCGCGGCGATGACGCCGCATCGCCTTCGCGCCGACACGGGTATCGGCTCGCCGGCAAGCCTCAACCTCTTCGCAGCGATCGTCGGGCCGTCCGGCGCCGGAAAGTCCTCGGGGCTCTCTGTCAGTCGCAACGTCGTGAAAACGGATCGATATCTGGAGGAGTTCCCGCTGGGTAGCGGCGAGGGCATCGCCGAGGCGTTTATGGGGGAGGCGATGGAGGGAACGGGGGTAATGGCGAAGGACGGCAGCGAGAAACAGCAGAAGGTCCGTAAGCAGGTCCGTCACAACGCCCTGTTCCACTCCGACGAGGGCGCCAGCCTGAACAAGCTCATCGAGCGCGCGGGTAGCACGGTAGGCGAGACGCTGCGAACTGCATGGTCAGGCGAGACGATCGGGCAGAAGAACGGCAGGGTCGAGACAACGCGCACCGTGCCGGCCGCGAGCTACTCGTGCGGGCTGATGATCGGCTACCAGATGTCCACCGTGCTGCCTCTGCTGGCGGACTCCGAGGCCGGCACGCCGCAGCGGTTCGTGTACGTGTGGGCGGAGGATCCGAACATCCCCGCCCGGGGCGTGAGGCTCCCGTGGCCGGGCGAGATCATCTCCCCTTTCCCCGCGGACGTCCCGACCGACGCTCCGCCGCCGGGAACTCTCGTCAGCGCACCCCCATCTCGAGACTTGGAGCCGATCACCTTCGCGGCGGAGATCCTTGACGAGATCTACGACATCGAGCACATGAAGGCGACGGGGACGCTCCCGGCGGATCACCCGCTGCGCGACCCGTTCAGGTCGCAGCACACGATGCTGAAGATCAAGCTGTCATCGGGGTTCGCCCTCCTGGAGTCGAGGCGCAACGTCCTGCCGAGCGATTGGGAGCTGGCGCGGGTCTATCTCGGCACGAGTGATCGCGTCCGCGAGTACCTGCAGGCGGTGGCCAGAGAGCTAGCGGGAAAAGCGCGGGCCGCGGCGCTCGCGGCGGAGGCGGAGGCTGAGCACTACCGTGCCCACGCCCGGGCGTCCGTCACTGAGGCGCTCGACATGACCGCTGAGACGCGCGTGTCCATCCGCTTGGCGCAGCGGGTGCACGACGATGGCCCGATGACGCTCGGGGCGCTCAGGAGGACGCTCGCGGGGCGGGACAAGCATCTGACGGAGGGCGCCGTCGACGCGGCGATGCGGCACGGGTGGATCGCCGTGGGCGAGGGCGCGCGAGTGTTCGTTCCCGGTTCTTCCCGCCCCGTCTGATGGGCGGGGACGAGTGGGGACACGGGGACAGAATGAGGACGGGGACAGAACGGGGACATGTCCCCATGGGTCCCTCTCTAGTTGCCTATACGCGAGTCAAAAATTTTCCTTCCTTCCTTATATATTCGCTGCTCAGGGCGGGTATTCGGAGAGTAGTCATCCCGTCACTTTTCAACTTTACCGAGAGAGCATGGGGACATGTCCCCAAAATGTCCCCACTCGGCGAGAGAGGCTGAACCATGATCATCAACTGCACCCCCCACGCCATCGAGATCTACGCCGCGGACGCCCCGGACGTCATCGAGTTTGTCCGCGGCGCCGTCACGTTCCCCCGTCCGCTGCTCACCATCGCGCCCGAGGCGGTCGTGGCACGCATCTCCGAACGGGAGATCATCTCCGCGCCGTCGAGGATCTGGCACGGCGCCGAGGTGCTCGGGCGCAATGCCCTGGCGAGCATCTGCGAGGTGGAGTACGGCCACATCTCCGGCCTGCCTGCGGTGCGCCCGGCGGTATGGGTCGTGGTCAGCCTGGCGCTCGCTCTCGCCGTGCCGGCCCGCGGCGACCTGCTCGTGCCGTGGCGACAGGTGCGCAACGAGCGCGGAACGGTGATCGGATGCCGGGGACTTGCGAGACCCTGCTAGCAATCCTGCTAGGAACCTGCTAGGGTTATGGACATGACGACGGATGCGATGACCTGGACGATCGCCTACCGCAAGCGCACCGCCAACCGCTTCCTCCGGGTGAGCAACTGGCAGGGCACCTGGACGCAGGCGGTCGCGATGGCCGCGGTGTTCTCCGAAACAAACCCGGAGCTGCAGGTCTACTACGTCCCGACCGCCGAGGCGGAGCAGGACGGCGCCACCCCCGAGGACATCGGCAACGTGCTGGTCGACAGCGGCAAGCGGATCAGGATCGCCGAAGGTGGCGGGGTTCCGGACGAGATGATCGCCCGTATCCCCACCCCCGAGGCCGCCCGTGAGCGCTGGCTTGATGGCACTGAGATCGCCGAGCCGGAGTCCACGACGGCACCCGGCTGGATGTGTGTCGACGCCATGCTTTACCGCCACAACTTGACGGGGATCATGCTGCGGCGTCTGCAGACCACATCCCGGTGGCACCTGCTGCAGCCGAGAAGGATCGGGATGTCGCCGCGTTGCAGCGCGCGCACCATAAAAGCGGCGATCGTACTGGCGGAGTGCGCCGACGGGCTCGTCGAGTCGATGCTTGCCACCATCGCGCGGGCATGGGATGAAGCACACGCCGAGGGGACATCATGACCACCGCAATCGCCAACCGGATGTCCGTCGTCATGAGTGCCGTCGGGGCCTTGTGGCTCACCACGCCCGACATCCATCAGGCTCTGTACGAAGGAGGGTTCTCGTGGGCGTCGTGCACCGTTCGCGACACGCTGCACCACCTCGCCAGTGAAGGCAGGATCGAGCGACGCAGGATCGGTTCCGTGCTGAGCTGGCGGACGCCCCCGCCCCCCCCGGTCGACCTGACCGCACACTCCGAGGCCGTGGTCGCTGCCATCAAGACGCTCGCCGAGCGTGCGGGCGTCCCGCTGTCGCTGCTGGCGGAAGACCCCTTCACCGACGACACATTCGTCGTGGTCGACTCCGAGGCCGACCTGCACGATCTGCTGCTGGCCGACGACAAGCTCGTGGACCGCATCGTGAAGCGTGCCGCCTATGACATGGGCAAGGCGCTGCTCGACGTGCTGAACGGCTGGATCGAGGGCGCGCAGGAGAATCACGAGGCGATGCAGCACCGCAACGAGAACACGGGCGAGGAGTGCTGGACGCAGTTCGCCCCGGAGGACATCCGCCGGATGGTGAACGATGCCGCGCGCATCATGGGCACCCGCGAGCCGTACGTCGAGCCGGATGGCGACGCGTTGTGATCGCCACCATGTGCGGTCACTGTTTCCGCCCCGCGACCGTTTCGGTCATTCGCCGGTCGCTCTGGCGGAAGCTGCTGTGTCGCCCGGCGGTGCGCAGGCGGGTTTGCACGTCCTGCCTCGATCGCTACCGGCGCCGGGGGTGAACGCGAAGAGGGTCTTCGCGGCCTCCCCTGGGCGGCAGGAGTCGCTGCGCATGTTCTGGCCCGAGCTCTATGACGCTCTGGCCGGCAACGTGGCGATCGACAGTGACATGCCGGTCAAACGTCCCAACTGTCCGATCTGTTCGACACTCCCTGTGCCGCCCGAGGGCGGGCGTCGCGAGATCATCGCCCGCCTGTGGCGCAACGGCACGCCGGCGTGTCACGTCTGCATCGAACGTTCCGCCGACCGCCCGGGCGGCTGGCCGCTGAAGCATCAGGAAGGAAGACCGTGATCCTGTCACCGATCATCGGATCGTTGATCTTCGCGTTCCTCGCGGCCGGCGCCGTGACGACGTACCGGTTCACAGGCGAGGAGGCGCTGCTGATCGGTGGTCAGATCTACGCAGCCACATCCCTCGTGCTTGTCGGGCTTGCTCTCGTGATAGCGGGGCTCCCGTCATGATCACGCTGTCTGTGTGGCGATACCCGATCGTCAATCTCCTGGTCCCGGTCGGAGCGAATCATAAATGTATTCATATCCCCTTCCCGGGGAAGATTTTCGACATCCCGCTCAGCTATGACGCGTTCCTTACCGGTCCGTCGGATTACGACAGCTTGAGTGATGAGATCTATTGCCCGTGCGGTCAAGTGCTGTCCTGGGACGGCACTGTCGGCGAGGCGCTCCGCCTGATCGACGATCACTGCGGAAACACCCCCGGCCATCCCCTCCCGAAGCGAGACGACTGATCATGACCGCGATGCGTCGAATTCTGTGCGTGCTGCTCAACGGCGGTCACGATTACTACCCGCCGTACGCCCGCAATTGGCGCAAGCGCCGAGTGTGCAAGAAATGCGCCTATGTCAAGGTGGAGGAGATCCGGTGATCGAGCTGAACGACGAGATGGTGACGGCCTACGTCGAGGCGTGGCGCGACCGGCTCTTCAAGGAGCCACAGGACCAGGACCGGCCAGCGGTCCGCGCTGGCCGAAACGCCCGTGACCGCCACCGACTGGACCGAGGTGGACGCGTGAAGCTGCCGAGCCCGTACATGCTGCTCGTGATCCACATCTGCTTCCAGGCGTCCCTGTGCTCGGCGTTCGCGCCGCTCTTCGGCAACCACCCGTTCACCGAGGGCGTGCTCGGCCTGTGGGTCGGCTTCCTGACCGGCCTGCCGTTCTACGTCGCCGCGATGATCCGGAGGACCAAGCCATGATCATCTGGCAGTGCACGCGTTGCGGTCGCACGCTCGACGATAACCCGCTGTTCTGTCCGCACTGCGGGTACACCGTTTACCGGCCAGTTGGGCGCAAGCAGTGATCATCTGGATTCGTCGCACCCGGCGAGACTTGGTCGAGGGATTCAAGGCGGCGTCCGACTCGATGATGTGGCGCAAATCGTGAAGCTGCGGCCCTACCAGCTCGACCTTGTCAACGGGGCGCTCGCCTCCTGGCGCGAGGGCCATCGCCGTATCGCCATGGTGATGGCCACGGGGGGCGGTAAGACACCTACGGCGATGACCATCGCGGAGCTATCCGTCGCGGCCGGCGCCCCGGTCCTGTGGATCGCGCACCGGACCGAGCTCATTGATCAGGCGATCGACAAGGCGCGCCAGGTGGCACCCGGGCGGCGCATCGGGCGCCTGCAGGGGCGCGACAAGCAGTACCGCGCGGAGATCGTCGTCGGCAGCGTGCAGACCGCCAGCACGCCGGCGAGCCTGGCGCTGCTCGCCACCCGTCGATGGGGCCTGATCGTGGTGGATGAGACGCACCACGTCGCCGCGGACACGTACCAGCGCGTTCTGCGTGAGCTGGACGCGTTCAAGAGCGACGGGCCGCTCGTGCTCGGCGTGACCGCGACGCTCGATCGCGCCGACCGCCGGGCGCTCGGGGAGACGTTCGAGGCGGTCATTGAGCCGCGGGTCGGACTGATCGACCTCATTCGCAGTGATCCGCCGTACCTCGTGCGCCCTCGTGGCGTCAGGGTGAAGATCGCGGAGCTCGATCTGGATCGCGTGCGTCGCGTGGCCGGAGATTTCAACTCCAGCGCCCTCGGCGCTGCGATGTCCGCGGCGATGGCGCCCAAGAAGATCGTTGAAGCGTGGATCGAGCACGCCGAGGGCTGCCCGACGATCGCTTTCCTGCCCACCGTGGCGATGAGCATCGAGCAGGCGCAGGCGTTCAACGATGCCGGCTACTCCGCCGTACACCTCGACGGCACCACGCCGGCCGCGCTACGCGCGCAGGCACTCGACGACTATCGGGCCGGCAAGATCCTGATCCTCTGCAACGTCGGGCTCTTCACCGAGGGGACCGATCTCCCGAGTACCGGCTGCATCATCCTCGGGCGCCCGACGTCGAGCACGAGCCTCTATCAGCAGATGGTCGGCCGCGGGCTGCGGCTGTTCCCGGGCAAGGGGTCCTGCTGGATCCTCGACGTCTCGGGGGTGACTGGGCGCCACAAACTCGCCACGCTGGTCAGCCTGAGCGGTGCCGACGCGCCCGAGGAAACCCCCGATGACCTCCTGATGTACGAGGATGACGTCGCGCCCGCCGTCGAGGATGAGAGCGAGGCGGAGGCGTCCGGCGAGGTGGTGGAGGTCGAGTATGCGGACGGAGATCTCGCGCACGAGCTCGTCGACCTCTTCGGTCAGTCGCACACGTCGTGGCTGCGCACGCCCGGCGGGACATGGTTCGTGCCGGCCGGCTCGCAGGGCTTCGTATTCCTGCGCCCCCGTACTGGAGATCGCTACGACCTGTGTGCGATCGCTGATCGCGATCGTCGCAGCAGTCTGCTGCAGGGTGACATGGAGATCGGGTACGCCATGGCTGCCGGCGACGAGTATGTGGCAGCACGCCCGATGTGGATGGCGGAGCGCGACGCCCCCTGGCGCTCGGAGCGCGGCTATCGCAGCAGGAAGACCAAGGGCGAGCTCTGGGACGCTCGAGCGCTGCAGCGTGCCGCCGAGATGTTGGACTGACCTGCTAGGTTTCTGCTAGGATTCCTTGAATCGCTTATCTTGAAAGGTTGATCATGCGTACTGGAACCACATCCATCCGGAACCCTGTCATCGTGCTGTCGGCGCTGTTCGCGATCATCATGCTGGTCCTTTGCGGCTGCGTGGTCACGGCGGGCGATCAGGACGCCGACGGCGTTGCCGTTATCGGCGTCCCCAGCACGTATGCCAACCCCCCGGTGAGCGCACCTCAGCGGTTCACGGCCAAGAGCCTGCAGCTCACAGTCAAGACCAAGTCCAAAGAGTGCTTCGGTAGCGCCGGGTGCGTCGTCGAGTTCACGATCAAGGCGTCGGTCGCGCCGGGGGTGCGGCTCGCCGAGTCGTGTGACGTCACCTACGAGGTGCATGGCCTAAGTCAGACGCAGACGCACACGCTCACCGTGAAGAGCGACAAAACCTACGAGCAGGACGCCTATCAGTCAGGCGACACGTCGAGCAGTGACAAGAAGTTGACCGCCAAGGTGACCGAGGTGGAGTGCCCGTGAACCGCCTCATCGATATCGGGATCATCCTCACCGGGCTCGGCTACGTCGCCCTCTCGGTCGCGCTGGTGATGCTGTGATGGACGAGTACGAAGCGACCGTGCGCGCCTTGAACGCCGGCGACAAGCTGCCGTCAAAATCGGGTCCACCCGATCCGGCACTGGTCATCGGCTTCGCGATGCTCGGGATGTGGGCGCTGACCATGGCGGCGCTGACCTGGGAATCCTTCAACGTTGTGGCGCCTTTGGTGGGCGTTTCGTACTTCTGCGTCCTGACCAAGTGGGCGCGTAGCGGGCGGGACTGATGCACTGCGCAGCGTGTGGGTACCCGCGGTGGACCCACCACCCTGACACGCTGAAATGCCATCCCGCGACGGCCGACAAGAATGGCCGCCGGGGCACGTGGCGAGAGCCGCCCCCGCTCGATACCACCGGCTACGCAGAGATCATGCGCCGCGATGCCGAGCGCCGCCGCCAGCAGATCGAGGACGCCCGAAAGCCGTACGAGCCGGAGGTCGTCCCTCCGCCCCGCATCCCTTCGCGGGCGCCCCGGGGGCCGGCAGAGTTGGCGGGCTACGGCGGCAAGCAGGCGATCGGGCTCGGAGCCAGGGCGGTTCGTCTCGGCTGGCGCGTCGCCGGCTACTACTGGATGGCGCACGACGGCACCGAGGGCTGTGCCGTGAAGCTCGCCAGGGGGCCGCTCGGCGCCGTCGCGACGTGGTCACGTAAAGCCGGTAACGCCGGAAAGACCTCGGGATGGTCGGCGGACATCGCGTACGCCTGGCGGAGCGACGTCGCTCGCGTCCCGACCAAACTCACCCATACCGAACTGGAGAGGCTTGTTCAGTGAGAAAGACAATTCGCGTCTGGAATGGCGCCACGGTGGTCGCCCTCATCGATGTGGACGCTAGCGGCATAACAGCTCAGGGCGCCGTCGGCGCCGCGGCGGATTCCACCAAGGTGGACATCGAGATTGATCCGTGGGCCGGCCTGATCGTTGACCACTCGACTAGAAATTCCCCGGTCAACTACCGCGAGGAGCAATCATGACGCTTCCTGCCGCAGCGGAGGTGCTTCGCGAGGGGCTCGTGCTGGTCCGGGGTCTCACCTCCGGCCCGCATGACCTGACCCGGGCGAGGCTACTGCTCGACTACGCCCGGGAGCTGCGCGAGGGCTCGGAGCGCGTGCCGGCCCCGGCTGACGACTCTCCGACGCCGATCGATGCCATCACGCAAATCATCACCGAGCGTCCGCCCGGTGGAGTCATGGGACAATGCCGCTGGTGCGGAGAGCGTATCCGCTACGCGCGCATGAGTACCGATCATCGTCAGTCTTCCTGGTATCACGAGCTGACGATTCAGGCCGTGTGCTCGACGTCGGGCCAGACGCACACTTTCGCCGAACCGATCGGCGAAAGAAGTTAGGGAGAGAGAATGAAGAGGAAGATCAGCACCCTGCTCGCAGGGCTCGCGCTGCTGCTCGCGATGGCAGTTGGCGCGCATCCAGCGGACGCAGCCGCCAAGAGCGGCAGTACCAAGGGGCTACCGCCGTCCGGTGGCGTGACCGCACTGCGCACGGGCTGCGCGACGCCGCCGTGCTACTTCTACGTCGGCGGTCAGCAGACGACCACCAACACGGGCGCCTACGCGTTCAACATGGTGAGTTGGGGTTACTCCGACACCTACGCGTCGGACAGCGGTGCGCACTCGCTCGTCGAGATCGACGCCGAGACGGGCAGCGGCTCCACCCGGCAAATCGTCGAGGTCATCATCAACGCTGATCAGGGGATGTTCGGCAACGACGCCCCGCACCTGAGCGGTTTCTGGTGGAAGAACGGCGTTGGCCAGGGCTACAACACCGGGTGGGTGGACGTCGCGGGCGTGACGCCGAACCTGGGCGATTCCCTGGCAGGCGACGTCGGGCTGAGTAAGAAGTTCGGCATCGAGTACATCAACACCGCAGGCAGCACCAAGGGTTGGTGGTTGTCGTACGACAACAAGTGGATCGCGGTCCTGCCGGCCGATCCCGCGGGCGTCAGCACGGCCACCAACGTGTGGTATCCGCAGGCGCCGTTCACCAGCGCGAGCAAGGCTCAGGTGTTCGGCGAGGTCGCGTCCAGCTACAACGAGCCGTGCACCGATATGGGTAACGGGCGTCAGGGCAACTCGGTGCCGGGCGGGGCGTACAACTACCCCACCTTCCCCTCCTACGTCTCGTCGTTCGCCCTGGCGGGTACCGCGACCGCACCATCCCTGACGGGCTACACGATCCCGAGCACGGGCAAATACACGCAGACCATGCTCGCCTCGAACCGCACGTTCTACTACGGCGGTCCCGGCTGGAACGCAGCCGGCACGGCGACAGGCACCGCTGGTAGCTGCTAGCGTGGATCCCGCGTAAAGGTCCATGGTGCATTCCACATAGAGCCCCCTTCCGGCCCCCACGATGGAAGGGGGCTCGTGCATATCCTGGACATATGAAGATCTGTCAGACTTGTGGCGCGCGCACGCTGAGGCGTCATGGTGGCGCGCCCACCTGCATCGCTTGCGCGTGCATACAGCAGCACGCCGAGAGGGCTGCGGGATCGTGAGCACCCCCGCCTCGCGCCCACGTGGGTCCCGGGAGTGGCGCACCGTACCCCTGCCCCCCGGATGGGACGGGGTCATACGGCCCCGCATCCTCAAGCGCGATCCGCTGTGCCGGCTACGCACACACTGTTGGGGTGCGCCGTCCACAGAAGTGGACCATGGTGATGGCGGTCCCGATGACCACAGCGATGCGAACCTCAGAGGCGTGTGCACGAAGTGTCACGCGCACCGAACGGGGCAGCAGGGCGCGGCAGCCATGCACGAGCAACGCCCGAAGCGTAACCGTCAGCCACTCGCGCACCCATCACAGATTGTGAGATTATGACTTTGTGTAATTTTACAGGTGGGGGGTCCCCCTCCCCCAGGGGGTCCCTGCG